GATTTCTGGACAAACTTCGACACGAGTATGTGGTGCATTGAGTTGGACGATATTGCCTTCATCAACCCGAAGAAGGCGTCCGAAGTGGATCCAACATTGAAAGAGATGTTGAATGTCGTCAACAACACCCCATTTGTTCCGAGCCAAGCGAGCTTGGAAAACAAAGGAAAGACACCTATTCGTGCTGAGCTGGTTATTGCTACCACGAACAAGTTGAATATCAACGCTAATGAGTATTTCTCCTGCCCTTTGGCAGTACAGCGTCGATTGCCCTTCATCATCACTATCGAGCCTAATGATATGACTCGTGGTGAAAATGGGATGATTGATCCGAAAAAACTTGAGACGAAGACTGGTGAATATCCGAATTTTTGGAGAATCACTTTGTCTGAACTTGAGCCGTATCAGGATCTGGATGGCACCCAAAAAGCAAAGATCGTCTCGAAGAAGGTGTACGATGATGTCAACGATTTTCTCGCTGACTATAGTGCATCTTTTCTTCAACATGAACAGAACCAGCAGAGTGCGCTCGGGTGTGATAAATTCATGTCCGACGTGATTATCTGTGGTGAGTGTCATCGTTCCGCAAATTCGTGTAAGTGCGTTCGCGTGCAAGCTGAAGATGAGGATGACGAGTTGCGAGCCCCGGAATGGGTTGTAGCAGAACGGCAGCACAACTTGTGGACCGCTATTTGGTATTGCATCACTATGGTGTGGTATTGGGTGCGGTTTGCTTTGAACTATTCGACATATTGGTTTATCACTATTCTGTTTCCGAAGTGGATCATGTCAAAAATCATGAATTACTACTTTGGCAGATCAGTGGTGTATCGTCTGGCAACAGTCACCTCTGCAGGTGATATGTCAGGAATTGTCGTCCCGTACTTGAATAGCGTGTGTACCTCAACACCGGAATTGAAAGCATTTGCTGACAATTTACGGAAGGCGAGTAAATACATGCTGATCGGAATGGGTCTTTTGGGAATTGGAGCTACTGCGTATGCTGGAGGTAAAATCTACAGTAAAGCGCATGCTCACCCTGATCCTAAGCCTGTTACCAAACAAGTGAAGAGTGGTAACTCAAGTACAAAAGTCCATGACTACGGAATTACGGAGCAAGAGCGTGATCAAATGATTATGTTGCTAGCATCCCTGAAAGATGGGAAAATTACGGAATCCACAGTCGAATCTTGGCAGACCAAAGATTGGGTGCAGGAAGATTCTATGGAAGTTCAAGGCAATAAGTTTGGAACGACCGAAGAACAGTTGGCTAAGGAAGAATCGCAGAATGTGTGGTACAATCCTACAGTCGAAATTACTTCATTTGATCTTCCGAAACCTTCCAGGAGCTTGGCTAGTATTGACAAGAATGACTTTCGAGACATTGTTGCAAACAACCTGGTTCGCTTGGAGAGTGTGACGGAGACAGATGGTGTCACAAGGAGACGCACTACGTGTGGCGTTTACTTATCCAGTCATTATGTCCTCGCTAATGCACATTTGCTGCGTGAGGAGGCTACTGAGTGGAATGTCACTATCTATCGATCGAGACCTGAGCAGGGTTTGACCGATCAAATTACGTTCCGAGTTTGTCCACGAGATGTGGCGATGCGACGTGATCGAGATCTCTGCATGTTTAAGGTGTTGAATGCACCAGCATGTAAAGATATCTTCAAGTTCTGGGCTGTGAAGCCCTTACCCCTCTCCTGTATGTGGGAGATTCTTCGAGAACAAAACGGCAACGTGATTGTCCGTGACATGTATGGGATGAATGAAGTTCAAAACATGCGTATCGAAGAACTTAAGATGACGACTAAGGTCGCCATGGGGGTGCTTTCTCAAGACAATGTCACCAAGAGTGGTGATTGTGGAGCACTAGGCGTAGTTGCAACACCCAAAGGACCTGCCATTTATGGTATTCATGTCCTTGGGGGTGGTAGTAATGCAGGCGTTATGTGCGTTGAGAAAGAAAATTTGGAAGAGATGATGAAGGAACTTGATGATAAGGACCTTTATCCGGTCACAGTACAGGGTGGAGGAGAACCTTCTCTTTCATCACATGGTATCACACGGATGTTGGGTGGTTTGCACCACCGATCCGTGACGCGGTATCTGCCCAAAGGAACGTTACATGTTTATGGAACGTTTCAAGGGTTTCGACCGAACTTCAAGAGCAAAGTATGTCAAACACCAGTTTGTGAAAAGGTGTGCGAGTACTACAATTGCGAAGTGGACCATGGTAAGCCAGTTATGAGAGGTTATGAACCTTGGAAGAAGAATCTTGAGAAGATGATTCGACCGAACTGCAATGTAAAGCAGGATGTCTTGCGAGATGCCGCTGAGGGCTATCTCAATGACGTGATTCGTGATCTTCCAGTAGGCTGGGAGAAGGAGCTCGTCGAACTGAGTGATAAAGCTGCAGTTAACGGTTTGCCCGGAGTGAAATTCATTGATAAACTCAATCGAAAATCCTCTATGGGTTTCCCGTGGAACACGACGAAGAAGAATTATCTTTTGTCGGATGCAGATGAGCGTTATCCTGAAGGAGTCACATTCGATGACGAATTTTGGGAGCGTGTTCACAATATGGAGGCGAGATATGGTGACAATCAGCGTTGTTTCCCTATTTTCTCCGGGGCGTTGAAAGATACGCCTACCCCTTTCAAGAAGATTGAGATGAAAAAGACTCGAGTGTTCACGGGCGCACCAGCCGATTTTGGCGTGGTGGTTCGAAAGAAGCTCTTGTCGTTTATTCGTCTTGTGCAGAAGAACAAGTTCGCCTTTGAGGCTGGACCTGGAACTGTCTGTCAGTCGACTGAGTGGGGACAAATTTACAAGTACGTGACTCATTTTGGTGAGGATCGTATTTTCGCTGGCGATTTCGGATCGTATGACAAGTTCATGATTGCAATTTTCATCATGACTGCCTTTTCCATCATTGCTCGCATGTTTGAGATCGCAGGCTTTGACAAAGCTTACTGTGACTCGATCATTGCGATCGGTGAGGATACGGCATTTTCATGGGTGAATTTCAATGGAGACCTGTATGAGTTCTTCGGAACAAACCCTTCGGGGCACCCGTTGACGGTGATTATCAACTCCATCGTGAATTCGTTGTACATGCGATATTGTTACCACGAGACAAATCCTAAGAGTGAGTGTGCTACTTTCAAGAAGTTTGTGCACTTGTTCACTTATGGCGATGACAACATGCAAGGTGTGAGCCGGTTGATTAATTGGTACAATCATACTTCTGTATCTGCTGTTCTTGCCAATATTGGTGTGGAATATACTATGGCCGACAAGGAGTCGGAAAGTGTTCCCTACATCAACATCAAGGATGTGTCGTTCCTCAAGCGCAAGTGGCGCTGGGATGAGGACGTGGGTGCCTGGTTGGCGCCTATTGAAGAGGCATCGATTAGACGATCCCTGACCGTGTGGCTTCCATCAGAGTCTGTGACGGCTCCTGTTCAATTGGTCGACGTTGTGATGTCGGCGATTAACGAATACTTCTTTTACGGTAAGAAAGTGTTTGAGCAGAAACGAGCCTTCCTCCTGTCTTTGTTGGAAGAAGAACCTTATTGTCGTATTTTGGACAGTAAGCACGTTCCTACGTGGGACGAAGAAGTGGAGAGATTCCACGAGGCTTCTCGGCGTTTGTGCCACTAGCCCTATACATCCCGGATTTGGCTGTCCGGGGTGCGAAAACACTAGTCATGCAACAGTTTTAATAAGAATATCAATACAGTTGCGGCAGTCACTAGAAGTACTGTCACTTGTGGAATGGATTTATACCGTCCCTCCTCATTTTATGAAATGGTAGTCGTGCAGTCCGATGAGTCTATGGTCTTACCAACCGAAGTCTCGTCGGAGTCGACATTCGAACAAGCCCAAACCGTATCCTTCGTGGATGCGACTATGGGAGCCAACGTGGAAGCACCTAGTGCGACCAATGTTGTTGCTAAG